TTATTCTTCTTTATATAATATGCCTGTGTATTCCCATAATAATTTAGGACTTATATAAAAGTCATACTGCGTAGATTCTTTTTCCTGGTTCCATTTTGAATCTACGATTTTCTTTTTAAAAGCAACCCCTATTGGTAATATACCTCGTATGATTCCCTGTCGAATAAATTGTTGGTCTTTACCCATCAGTCTTGCTACTTCTTTTACAGGGACATTCTTACCAGAGAATTCTGGGTATTCGTGTATGTCTTGTTCCATTTTGAATTCACCTCCGTTCTGGAAGTAATATTAATGAATTTCTATGTAACCTATGTACGGAGTTTTAACCTAGGTAAAAATAAGAGGGCATGTTGTATGCACGCCCCCTGATAATCTACTGTTCAGTTGTATTATTATCCTTGTTGTACTTACTTGATGATATACCAAGCATCGTTCCCATCATTGCATCAAACGCACCCGCAATTGTAAGCACTGCATCTGTATACGGGATGTGACAAGTAGCACCAACAATACCATAAAAAGTAATAAGTGCTGGTAAACCAATCATTGCAATCCACTTAAGTACATCATAAGTTTTATTACTCATCTTCTTCATGATTTTTCCTCCTTACATTTGAGATGGAGTTCTTCTATCTCTTTATACATTTTTGTAGCCATACCGTTCCCTCCAAGATTGTGATAAGCATCATACATTTCGCAAAAGTTCGAATATGCATAAGATGGAATTTCACCCAACTTCATATATTTGTCATGATACTCTATCAACTGAACTCTTAGGAGCAGCATAGTGCCTTTGCTGTTGGCGTCCCTATCTTTTTTCTGACGCTGTAATAACCATACAATATATCCCATTAATGTCGGCATTGCTGTCGATAAGATAATTATGTATGTCTGAAACAAAACATTCTTCATTTATCATCCCTCTTTAATTTTCTATAATATCTTCAAGCATAAAATCCAATGCTGATATCTCTGCTGGGCTAAGAGCATCGTATCTTGAGTCCTCAAGCTTATCAAGTTCTTTAATATTAGCTTTGCAAATATCGATACTGGTTACGGTTCGATAATACTCAGCAATTTCTTTATTAAGACTTGGTAATGCTGCTTCGTTAATAACATAGCACTTATTCTCATCAATAATTGGAGTTCCGTCAGGATTCTTTTCAGCATAAGCCTCTGCCAACTTTATACGATTATCATCAATTAAGTTTGCTTCTTTTTCTAATACTGAAAGATTCTTCGAAATTGCGTATGACAACTTTATTGGGAGCTTTTTTGAAGATATTGCTACAAAAACCTTATACTTATCTCTTATTTCGCCTAATGTCAAATCCATTTTGAATTTCTCCTTATGCCTGCTGTATGTAGCTCATTACTGTAGCTTCAAATTCTGCTATATCTTTATCACATGATTCTTTATTCTTCAAATAAGTATCCTTGTCCTGAATAGTCTTATTCACTGAATAACTGATGCTGCCTGAGTTAATTGTTGCTGTGAGATAAACAACATCTGTTCTCATCTTTGTTTCTGCTCCAGCTACAGCTTTTTCGATGTAGCTTGTTCCTGATAATGTAATATCGCTTCTTGTTTCTAACATAATATTAATCTCCTTTTCTTTTTAAGTTACCGCCAAGCCGAATAAGCCTTGAACAGTGTATGTGAGTGTTTTGTTTCCTGTTTTTGTTGAGCCTGCTTGTAATAGCACTTTCTGATTATTAGCGTTCACGAACCAGTATACAAATGTTGCACCGGCATCTAATTCTACTGAATTTGAACTTTCACCATATCGATGAGTATTTGCTACAACACATGCTCCATTGACATAGATAGCACAATTAGTGGTTCCATAATCATCAGTGGTATCAGTCCAGACTCCAGCATTAAGTATAAATAATCCCGTACCGTTTATTGTCCATGCATAATTAAACGCTTGAATACTATTTGCTGATGTGGTTGCACGCTGATTTAACTTGTTATATCCGACTGGTATAGTCAATTGCGATGTTATTCTTGCACTGTTAGCATATATTCCAATATCATCAACTTCACTGTTACACCCTATGACAATAACACTTTCAGATGTCCCATTTCTTGCAAACTCTATTCCAGAGTTGGAATATGTAGCATTGTTAAATCGCCCAGTAGCAGTTAGCCCAAATGGCGATAATGACGACGTATACCAATTAGCATGAGTTGATATTTTACCAGTTTGATAATCGTCTGCTTCGATATTAATATTTCCACCTGTAACCGAAAGATTCTTACATGTCATGCTACCATCTTTAGTAATAGTAAGATTCGTACTACTTACACTGAATCTATTACCAGTAAGATTCAATCCACCTTTTGCCGTGATGTTGATAGTATCGGCAATGGCTTCTATCATAGACTTTAGGCGTCCAGTTTCATCTTCTTTTACGCATAATTTAAGTGTGGCGTTGGTATTGGATTCCAAATCGGCTAATTTTTCTTCTGTTTTTCCCAAGCTGTCAGAGACATCTGTGATATATTGATTAGTACTTTCCTTTACATTGTTTATAGTCGAATCAACATCCTCTGGTGCTGGAGAATAATCTGTAGCTTTTGTACCCTTTTCTATTTTCAGGCTATCTGTGTCTACATGTGCGAAGCTAAAACGCATATATGTAGCATTAGAAGGAACAACCAAAGAGCCTCTAACTCCTGTGGATTTATCTGCTACTCCGCTAATAAACTTTTTATTGCTGTCATAAAAACAAGTAGCCGGTGAATTTCCCAGGTTAGTCCATCCGCTTGCTATATAATCATTCCATTTTGACACATCAATGTAATCCGTTAAATCCCAGTAATTACCGCCGTCCATTATTTCGCCAGTGGCTGTTAAGTATTTGTTTTTGGTGGCAGTACTTTTTACAAATCTATTTACGCCACCAATCTGAATTCCATTAACTTTCAGCTCAATATCATCGCCACGGGTTTTTATAGCAGCATCAGTCTGAGCAGCTGTATAATAGTTACCCATAGCATCTTTTCTCTGATATGTCGTGGATACTGACTGTGTTATATCATTTTTTGTTTTAGTTATCTTGGAATCAGATTCTGTTTTAGTGTAATAACTTCCGAATTTAGAATTGACATTGTTTATAGCTGAATTAACATCTTCAGGTGCTGGTGTCCAGTCTGTAGCTTTATTTCCCGATTCAATCTTAATGTCCCAGAAGCTTGTAATTTTACTATAACCGTTGATTCTTATTTCACAATTCTGAGTAGCTGATGTATGAACAAATGTCCATGTATATCGTCCCGATGTTATACCATCTCCACAAAAAACTCTGTGAAAATCATCTCCTAATAAACCATGAATCCATATTGTTGCTTTACCAGTTCGATCGCCATGTTCTGTAGCCCATACGGAATCACTAACAGCTTGCAAAGTATATGTCTTACCATTTTCAAGATATACTCTTCCACCAATATATACATAGCCATCTGGTGCATTTGTACTTTTTGCTGGATTGGCTTTAGTCCAACCTGCAGAACCGGTTAACAAATTCCTTCCACCAACCTGTATTCCTTCTGGAGTAGAACCAATACTATATGAAGTGGATGTTGTATTATCAGTATATGTAATAATAGTTCGAGTCCACATATAAGGTAATGCTGATGTGGTTGTTGGTGGTGATGCTACCCATGTACCAGTTGGAACAGTCGTACCGTTTGCTGCTGCTTGGTATGTTATAGCGGTAGACTTAACGCCTTTTCCTGTAGCTCCAGTATCGCCTTTTTCGCCCTTAAGGTCTTCCTGAGCTGGACACCAATCAGTAGCTTCCGTTCCTTTTTCAAGTTTCAATCCGGCAATTTGATATCTAATATTCGTAGTATTCGATTTATTAAGCTGTATATATGTATAAGAGACAACTGTATCATCAGGTATATCTGTAGCCGTTTGAAATCTTAGTTCAAAATAATGTGATTTACCATCGTTTAATATTGAATTTGCGGCTATTAATTCGTTAAATGGTGTTGAATAATTCCTGCCATCTATTGATAAAGAAATAAATACATGATTCTTGCCATTATAAAAATACAAATTATTACATGTCTTACTGATTACCGTAATATATCCACTAAGAATATATTGAGTAGATGGTTCGTAACAATCAGCAGAATCAATCTTAAACCCGGAATTAATATTATTGCCTTCACATATTACTTTTCCGCTCTTAACATATTCGCTCTTATCAATTTCAGCTGCCATTGCTTCTATATAATCATATTTAATCAAATTCCAATTAAAATTCTTTCCAGCTTCTCCAGTATCACCATAACTTCCAATTACGCAAGGTGCCGTCGTACTTGCTATTGTTCCGTCAGTATACTTAACAATCTCATAATTCCACAAATATTTTTTACTGGCAGATACAGATTGTACAGTGGTTGTCCAACCTGATGTGCTAGCAGTAACTCCTGTATTAGCATTTGTAGCCAGATAATAATTAATAACTGAACCTATACTTTTTCCATTTTGACCATTCGTACCAGGTATACCTTGATCACCTTTAGCGCCCATAGAGCTTATACCGTATGACGTGCTTATCGTATCGTCTGAATATGTGAACACTGTTCTTGTCCATAAATATTTTCCAACAGGTACTGATGGAATGTTTGGACTCCAAGTGCCAGTAGGAGCTTTTGTATTGCTATCCCCTACCTGATAAGTTACAGTTGTGTTTTTTATCGACTTAATATCATCAACTTTATTGTTAATATTATCGATTGCGTCTTTAACACTGGTTCCCGAACTAAACTCCATACTCTCGGCAGATATTGCAAGTTTGAAGCTACCGTCCGTATCCTTATAATATTTAATATAATGATTACCGTCGCCGACAGCCATTTGACCGTCTTTTCCAAGATATATACCACGAACTCCGCTAGTCGCTGATTCTTTTCCTATAGAATGTATGGCGTTGTCATCTATTTTGAATCCGGCAATGGTTGCATCAAAAGCTACCAAATCTTTAACGTCTATTTTAGATGCTGTTACTGATTTGGCTCTGATTACTTGTCCGTTAATACTGTTATAATCAGTCTGTTCAGTCTCAGTGGTAATGCCATCTGTATTTAACTTATAATACAGTCCGTCCTCACCTTTTATGACAAGCTTATCTGCGACAACTGTATTACCCTCAATTAAATCACCTTTGATTGTGACACCGATTAACTCTCCAGTGATTGTCTGGTCACCAACTACTACATTCTTAATAAGACCTGACTGTGCATAAAAATGCTCCATTGCAGCCGTACCAATATTAGTAAAATCAATATTGGCGTATTTCAAATCTGCATCTTCAGAATTAAGTTTCTTGGTATTCAGTTCGTCTATGTCAGCTTTATGAGCATCAAGTTTTTCTGTTGTCGTATTCTTGAAGTTCGAAAAGTCACCGTTTAATGTACCAACAGTACCGGCTAACGCATCAAAAACTTTAGTCTTTGTATACTCAGACTCGACAACCGTAGCATCGATTTTATCACTCTTTATTGTTTTAATTTCTGCTTCAGCTGCTGTGACTTTTTCCTCAACTTCAAGCTGTTTGGTTTTTATTTCCTTAAATTCGCCTTCAGATGCAGTTAATTTCTGCTTAATTGTAGCGTTATCTGATTCAAGGGTATCGATTCTGCCTACCTGAGCATCAAGTTCATCGGTATCAACTTTATTAGAGAGTACTGTGTTGAATTCTCCAATCTTCTCGCTGTTGGTTTTAACAGCATCAGTTCTAGCAGCTGGTGAACTAAGATTACCAGTAACAACTGCTTTGTGATTCCGGATTGTCACTGTTACTCTATCGCCATCTTCGGCGTCTGTAACGGTTTCAAACGGAGTTGCAATATTTGAACCGTCTAACACTACTGCCTTTGTGCCATCTGAATAAACTTTAACAGTACCATACACAGTATTGTCTGTGTTCTCCTTGGGATTGCCTGCATTAACCATTTTGGCAAATTGGTCTTTAAGATTTTCGCTTAATGGCATTACAACGCTCACCTCCATAAGTTTTTAGTATATTTGGCAGTCTCTTCAACTGGACAACCAGATTCACAAGTTATTGATTGCGATATAACTTTCGCTTTTACATCAGTCAATCCAGCAGCTTTGTAATTCAGTCTTACACAATCACCTAAACGAGTCTGGCAATAACCATGCGTATATGTGATTGTATATTCTACTGTAGATAGTGACTTTAAAAGCTTCTCGGCGTATTCATCAACTTGTGCATTTGTTGGGATACCTGCTAAGTTCAAATCAGTAACTCTATGTATAATTTCTCTTCCTCTATTAACCGTAGAAGTAGGGCTATTTACATCATCATTTACTACTCGTGAATAATGGTAATCATTATTATTTGAGTACACTATTTCGACAACATTAGGTATTCCATATATATCATGCTCCATTGTTATACTTGGTAACAATATCGAACTATTATCATCGTTATATGTTGTCACTGGCTGCAATGACTCTAATTCTTGGGTTGGGGGAAATATAATTCTCCCCATCTCATCCAATCCAAGTTCATAATCAGCATTTGCGGCCAAATCTTTGCAATATGTAAGCCAAGTATCACTGGTGTTTGCAACAAAATCTGAATATAACACTTTATCAGACTTCGACGGCACCACTGGAGCCCTACAATTATCCCTAGCCAGTCTGTATACTTCATCCATAGTATTTGATTTCTTTGGTGTGAAATATCCAAGAGCTGGAGGGTTTTCATTCAGCTCTATTAAAGGCGTATAAGCGTCTAATGTGACACTTTTTACCTTTCCATCAAACGAAGAAGAAGGGGTCTGGACAAGAAATGTTCCTAAAGGCTCTTTATAAGTAACTCCATTTTGAATTGCTATAAGATATGCCCTTATATAACACTCTCCTAC